ATCCTATCCTGAAAAAGGCTGAGTTCGCGTTCAACCAGCTTTTACCTGCCGGGTTTGAAGTGCAGTTCGACCGCAATGCGTTCTTTGCTGGTTCACCATGGCGACTGATGGCCCACATTGAGAAAGGACTTAAAGGCGGCGTATTGTCAGTCAACGAATCCCGTGGTGCTCTTGGGTTAGAACCCATTGAGGGCGGTGACGTATTCGCCATTGATTCCAACAACGTCATTTATGGTGACTGGCGGAATCTGGAATCCATGCAAGAACGCCTATACGGTGAACCATCTACTCCTGATACCCCAGTTAATGAGGACGAAAACAATGCGGACTAAATTTATTGACCTGGGCGTGATGGACTTCAAAGCCCTCCCGTCCGGTGAGCGGGCCTTCTCCTGCTATGGCAACGTGAAGGGCAACGTTGACCACGCCCGTGACCGTGTAGTCGAAGGCGCGTACCGCGACAGCATTACACGTCACAAGACAGCCGGGACCATGCCGAAAATGTTCTGGATGCACGACCCGTGGTCCACCCCCGTGGGTGTTTGGACTTCCATGGAAGAGGACTCTAAAGGTCTGTATATGGAAGGCCGGTTCTCCAACACCCCCAAGGGTGTCGAGCAATACGAGCTGTATAAGGACGGTGCCCTCGATTCATTCTCCATTGGTTATAAGGTGAATGAGGAAGCCTACAACAGTACTCTGAAATGCAACGACTTGATTAAGATCGACATCATTGAAGTCAGCTCAGTGACCTTTGCCTGTAATGAAGAATCTCGACTGGTGGGTATTAAAAACAGGCTTGGTGAGGGTAAAACTCTGACCAAAGCGGAATTGCGGGAATTGCTGGAAACCATCCCAGTTGGTTTAAGCCGCAACCAGATTAACCGGATCACCAACGACTATCACCCGAACGGTGAATCGATTGACCCGGACGAAGTAAAATCGTTACTTGAAGGTTCTACTTTGTTCAAGTAACCTGTTGTCATCACATGGATATGTTGATACCGCTTGGATAAGCGTCACCGACTAAAAATTCAACCAGCAAGGAGTCCACAATGGACCTGGAACAACTGAAGGCGCTTATCGAAAAAGCCACGGCTAATTTCGAGGCTCAGAAAAAAGAAAATGCTGAACTCACCATTCAGATCAAATCCCAGCAAGAGAAGTTTGATTCGCTGAAGGGCGAACTCGACAAGCTCAAAGACGGCGACAAAGACCAAGCCAAGAAACTGGCTGAGCAGATGGAAGAGGTTCTTAACGAAGTCTCCGACCTGCGTAGCAAGTACAAGACTCCAGCTGCTGTTATCACCGACGAACAAAAGCAGGCCATGCACGATGCCGTGCTGAAGCCGGTTATTGCAGCCTGGTTGAAAGGTAAGACCAACGGGACTGTGCCGGACTTCACTAAATTCGTGGAGCAACACGGCGCTGAGCAGTTCAAGACACTGAACATCACCAATCCTGATGAAGGTGGTCGTGCTGTTGCTGAAATCCTGTCCCGTGATGTGATCGAGTACGCTCGTGAATACTCACCGGTACTGGGTCAGGTTGGTCGCAAAGCCTCTATGACTCGCAACTTCCGTGAGCTGGTTCTAGTTACCTATCCATCTGTTCAGGAAGGTATCGAGAACGTAGCCGGTGTGGATGTGGCTGAAACCAGCACCCAAGAATACAAAGAAGTGAAGTCCAAGGAGTTCAAGGTTGATGCTAAACCGCGCATCACCGACGAAGCCATGTACGGCGCTGACATGGACCTCTACGGTGACCTGGTTCGTCTGCTCGGTCGTGAGGTCTCTATCTACCTGGCCGCTCAGGTGCTCTACGGTAACGGTACTGGCAAGAATGCCCGTGGTATCCTGTCCAGTAACCGTGTAGACATCACTGACGGCACCGGTAAGTCGTGGTTGCCGACTCTGGCTGCCGACCCCGCCCTGGCTCGTCCTGCCGACTTCTATCCTGTTGCTGGTACTGGTGTGGCCGGTGACCTGGGTGCTGACGACATCGCTCGTGTGAACTTCCTGATTGACTTGGTTAACACCTTGCCGACTCAGTGGCTGGCTCGTGCTAAGTTCTACATGAACCGCAAGACCAAAGCTAAGCTGGAAAAAATCCGCGATGCCCAAGCCATGCCGGTGTTCGTCAATTCCTACCGTGAAGGTGGTGGCTTCATGCTGATGGGCTTCCCGGTTGTAATTGATGATACGCTCCCCAGCCTGGCCGCTAACAGTACTCCGATCATCTTCGGGGACCTGGGCGCTGCTTATGCCATCAATGACGGCGACATCGACAAACTGTTGATTGACCCGTACACAGTGGATAACTGCACCGTGGTTAAGTACAGCAAGGAAATGTTTGAGATGGTTCAGAACTCCGATGCAATTCTGGTCGTAGCTGCAACAGTCAATGATGGTGTTGCTGTGTAATTGAGTCAGCTCCCTCTGTTTAGCCACCTTCGGGTGGCTTTTTTATTTCACTGGTGTTATAGTTATTTCGCCAGCCAAAAACTACTAATCCCTGTTGTGTATCTCGTCCGGAGTAGTTCGGATTGGCTGGCGCCTTGAGGTACACAACAGGGATTTTTCATTAGGAGAATCAAAATGGGTATTTTCGGTAAAGTGTTCGGTAAGAAGATGAACAACGCTCGGGTCGAGGTCAAAAAGATCGAGAACCGTGACCTCATGGAAGCCATGGTCGGCGGTACTCTGCTGGTTGCTTTCGCTGATGGTGACTGTGAAGAAGAAGAACTGAAGAAAATTGATGAACTGCTTGGTTCACACAAATCCCTCCAGCATTTCGGCTCGGAAGTTTCCAGCACTATCCAGACCTTCACACAACGCCTGAAAGCCGGGTATCGTGTTGGTCGCATGGAAATCCTGCGTGAAATCCAGGATGTGAAAGGTGACCAGCGTGAAAAAGAAGACGTTCTGCTGGCAATGATCACCGTGGCTGAAGCTGACGGCGAAATTGAACCAGAAGAAGAAAAAGAGCTGAATGCGGTATCACAGGCTCTGGGTCTTCGGTTGTCCGACTATGCCTAATATCAGATGGGTGATGGTAGGTGTATTCCTGCTGCTGTCGGTTGGCGTTGACTTCAGTTCTAAACTTCTGTCAATTGCTGCCGATGCACTGATAATTGGGGTTGCTGTTACACTGGCTTGGCCCCTGATTAAGAAGAAATGATAAGAGCCACCTTCGGGTGGCTTTTTTATGCCTGACCGGTTAATCTGAGGCATACACTGCGAGGTCAGTATGTTCAAGAAAATCATTACACAAGCCCCTCTTACCACTCTCATCACACTGGCTGAAGTGAAGGCTCAGTGCCGGGTGTTTACCACCTTCGAGGATAGCTATCTGCAATCGCTCATCCTGCCGAATCTGGAGCTGTGTCAGTCCTACACCTGCCGGATGCTGACCCCTGGTTCAGTCGTCGTGGTGAGCGAGGAATGTGGGACGTCACTGCTACTTCCGTATGGTGAGGTGAGTGCTGTCTCTAAAGTCATCACCGATGGGACCGAGACCTCTGACTATACCTTCGATGACGTGACCCAGAAGGTCTATGTCCCATCGGGGTTTAACACGATTCGGGTCGAGTTCACAGCCGGGTACCAGACACTCCCCACCGTGGTTAAACAGGCCGCGCTGGTGATGATCTCCACTGCTTACAGTAACCGGGATGACTACGTGGTGGGCCAGTCCGTAGAGAAGATGCCACGGACTTCCCGTGACCTCCTTGACCGGGTGAAGCTACCATGGCAATAACCATCGCAGCGGGCCGGATGCGCCACACTATCCAGTGGCTGGAGCAGTCCCAGGATAGTAATGAATGGGGTGAGCCCCTGGGACTGGTTCCGGTATATGAACCCCTCATGGCTGATGTCATGGTCCGGTCAGGGTCGGAGAGTAGTAACTTCGGTGCTGAACTGACCGACGAGGTTATCACTGTTCTGGTTTGGTATGACCCACGGGTGACCAATGCGAATTACATCGACTGGAACGGCCACCAATACAAAATCGACCACATCAAACCTGATGAGCTGTTCAAAGGGATGATTGTCACAGCGAAGGTACAACGAGATGGCTAATACGGTAATGATACCTATGCCTGGCGGAATGGTCTGGGCACCGCTGACAGCAGTGTCGGGTCGAGTGACCGTCTCCGACTCGTGCTATTACTGCAAGGCTAGTGATGCCCCTGACCCGGCGCTGTATGGCCACAGGATTGATTCTGATGACCCGTTTGACTTCCTGCTTGCAGCGGGTGAGACGCTTTACCTGAAAGCTCCTGACGCATTCAGAGCGACATACACGCCTGGTGCGTTTGCTCTGCTCGGGAGTGACCCGTGGTGGGCAGCTATGCAGACCGGCAATAAAGCCGTGTTGGTTCAGAACTACATCGAGGTGAATGTTAAGCGAGGTCTCCAGTTTTACCTTCGCCACCTGTTCCCTTCCGTAGCCATCGGTGCCACTGTCAGCCTTAAATTCCAGACAGGCGCCAAGCCTGTGGTGATTAAGTCGCGGGAGGTGACATTCAATGGCTCCAGCAGGATTGACTATCAGGCTGTCGAGGGTGGCACTTACACGGGTGGCACAGCCATCGTCATCGGTAACGAGAACCTTATCAACCCGGTAGCCACCACGGTCATTGCGACTCATAGCGGCACCCCTGCGGGTGGTACATCATTCCGCGATAAGACTATCTTCGGTGCTGGTACGCCTGCTGGTGGTGGGTCTCGGCTCGGGACGGACGTGCTTGGCCGGGAGACCATCCTGAAGCCAAACACGCTGTACCAGGTGAAGCTGACTAACGTGGCCGGTGCGGCTGCCGACATCCAGTTCGAGTTCTCGTGGTATGAGGGTGCAACTGACCTATGAATGAGACCATTGCATTATTAAAAGCGCTCCTTGGTTCCACTATCCCCGTGTACTGGGGAGCCATTCCAGAAGGCACAGTCAAACCCTGTGTGTCTGTGACGGAAGTCTCAAACTCATCGACTCGTGTTATCAGTGGAAATAAGTACGGTCGGAATAAGGTAAACCGGGTCACAGTGTATGGCACCAGTGCGGCTCAGGTAGCCGACATGCTTGCAACCATTGAGACTTTGGATAATACTAGCAACGATGATTTTCAACGTATTTTCGCCGATTATGTGTTAACGGAACCAAAGCAGCCTGGGGCCGTTCTATCACGGGCGTTCTACGATCTCACCCTTTACAACCGATAGGATGAAACCATGTCCACGAACGTGATTTTGATTGCTGGCACCATACTGGAGCATGAAGTTCTCGGTACACTGGGCGAAAGCACTTGGCATGAAGTTCCCCGAATGAAAGAGATTGGGGCGATTGGGGAGACAAGTGAAGCTAAAGAAAAGACTACACTGTCAGACACTATCAAGAAGTATGACTCTGGTATGCGCGATGCCCCCGATAAGGGACTCCGCGGACAGTATGTACCCGTACAGAAGTCCACTGACCCATACTTCGATGAGTACACCCTCCAGCAGGCTTTCATTAAGCGTTGCCGTAACGAGGAAGAATTCAATGTCCGGGTTAAATGGCCTGACGGCGAAATCAATGGATTCCTCTTCAAAGCACTTGGTTTCGAGTGGGACCAGGGCACTCAGGAAGACTGGAAGCTGTTCACCGTCAACGGTAAACAGAACTCCCGCGTGGTTTATGAAGTCACCGTGTCAGGTACTGCCACCGTTGCTGTTGGTGCCACAGTTCCTTTGACCTTGACCACTGTCCCGGCTGCAATCGACCTGTCCGATGGTACCGGTGTGGTTCGCTGGGTGTCTGATGCTGAAACCATCGCCACTGTCGATGACGCTGGCGTCGTCACCGGTGTGCTGGCAGGTACTGCCACTATCACCGCCGAGTACCGTGGCGTCATGGGCAGTGTCGAGGTGACAGTATCGTGAGCCTGACGTTTGAAGGCGTATCGTATGTGGATGTCCCTGCCCCGTATTTCGGGGAGGGCATCTCCATTCGGGTGAACCGCCGCACCATTAAGCACTATGTTAAACGGTCTAACCTGGGTAAGGTCATTGACACGATGAATCTCGACAAGGATGACTTCGTGGCTCATGTGATCGCCGCTGGTTTAATGTCGGTGTGTACTCTGCCCGAGACTGGTGATTACGCTTTCCGTGATAACCAGATGTCAGACTTGGTTAACTTGCTGCCAGCTGACCTGTATATGGACATCACTGCTGCTCATTATAAGATGAACCCCGGTGAGTTCGAGAATGTTACCGACACGCTTGCCTCAAAAAAAAAGAAGTCTTAGCTGACGGTAACATGTTACTGATAAAGCGTATCTGTCAGTACCTGAAACGCCCGGTATTCGAAGTTATGGAGTGGCCTCGCTCTGAACTCGAACACTGGGCGATTTTCTTTTCTATTGACGACAAAAAAGACCGGCCCATTATCGTGGTTAAGACTCCCGAGACAATCAGCATCCACGAGAGTAAGCGTGGTTTCAGAGAGGTGATGAACTAATGGCTAAGGGGCTGTTTTCACTGGAGTCGAGTGGTCTCAAGGAATTCGTCACTGAGATGAACGGGTTCGTTGAACACTTCCCTGAAATCAGCCTGAAATCACTGGCTGCACAGGAAGAGTTTGTCGAGGACAAGATCCGGACTAACTGGGTGTCCATGGCCGGCGGTTCCTCTGGTGGTCATGTCTATTCATCAATCGGTCACTCTGTCGCTTACGGTAAGCAGGGTGAGAACTCTGTGGTTGGCACTGTCGGGGTC